TTAGCGACATTGCTGCTTAACCCAATCCTCGTACACACTTTCCGGCCAACCCAAAAATGCACCACTACGGCTTTTCTGAGGCGCTGGAAACTCTCCCTTCTTCGACCACATGCGCCAAAGCGTTGGATGGCTTTTGCCTGTGAGGCTGCAGATCTCCTTTAGTCCAATATATCGAGTAGCCATTACACTACTCCCTTTATCATTAAATTAATCACTTCAGTATGAATGGCGGCTTGCAGACGCAAGTCAGGCCACAACTCTTTCTCGCATTTTGCTTTCTCAATGATCCCCATAATACGCACGGCTGTTTCCAGTGCCAGATTGTTACAATCAAAGCTGGTGGTCGTGAGCACTATTCCCCGATTGGCTCCCCGCTTTACCTTCAGTCTTCCTTTTTGCTGCAAAGCGTTGACGTGAATCTGCGCTGAGTTAGGCGACCTCCACCCCATACCTTCCGCAATCTCAGCAATGGTTGGCGACAGACCGTTTTCCCGGATATAGCCCCGGATGAAATCCAGCGTGCGCTGCTGCGTGTCAGTCAGTTGTTCCACTGCTCATCTCCTCAGCTTCGCCATGCCGGCTGAACTTGACCTGTTGCAGCTCGGTCACCTGAACCTTAAAAACCACGAAATCCTTGCTGTCTGACAAAAACTTGCAGCGCTTAATGACATTCTCAGCGTCAACAAACAGTCCGACAGGAACGTCAGTTGGCTTATAAATCAATGAGTACATTTCCATTACTGGCTCCTCTGCATTCACAGAACACTTCAAGCATGCGCCTGACTATCTCCCGGCAATAAAACCCATCCTGATCGCGTGTCAGGTCATAGCGCCTTCCGTACCTGCGGCGCATCATCATTTCAAAGGATTTGTTCATCACACCGCCCCTATCGCCTGCTGAATCACGCGATGCCCGCGCTGGCGTGCCTTTTTCTTTGGCTCAACGCGTACCGGTGCCACCTGTGGCCGCGCGGGTTCTGGTTCGCGCATTCCGGTGCTGCGCCGGTAGTTCTTGCGCATATCCCAGACCAGCCAGTTCGTGTAATCGCGCCCGTCATCGATTTTGACGCTGGCTTTCACCAGCTCGTCGTTGAGGTCTGCCATGCTGTGCTCAGTCATTGGCCGACTCCCGCGCTGCAGCTTCGTATGCCCGCAAACTACGATTTACCGGACCGCAGATAACCGTCTTTCGAATAAAAATGCCTGACGTGCTGGCCCGTACATCAGCAGAGAGCAGGGCAGCGTCAACCGCCCGCTGGTGCCTGCGATACTCAAACAGGCTGCTGGTGATAGTCAGCGTGGCCGTGGCTCCGTTGTCTCTGAAATCAAACTTCATCCGATCATCCCCTTGAGCCAATGGCTAAAACCAATGAAGCAGAAGAAACCTGCTGTTAATCCCAGCCCCGCGAGGCTGGAAAAGAACAGGGTGAACATGACCAGCTCAGCAACTTTTTTCATTGGTGGCGGCCTTTTCATTGTCGTGAGCAGTCATTTCTGCACCAATAATTTGGTTGGTTGAGTGCTCCAGCCGCTCGAATGTATCCTCTGTCATCGGCATGATGATGAGTTGCGGATTTCCGTACAGATAGTTAATGGATTTATCAAACAACACCTGTAGCGGCTTGCCTTTACCCCGCGACACAAACTTAACCGGGATAAAATTTGTGTCGCGGCTGAACATCATGTAAGGCAACGCAAGATACTTTGCCTGGAGAATCGGTAGCGTGTCGCAGGACTCTGGTTCACCGGCGATCAGTTTGCTGAGGTCTGGATACTTACTTTCGAGGAATTCAACCTCGTTGTGTCCGACCCAGCTTGAGTCTTCGGCCATATGCGAGGCAATCCACTGCTCATTGACCAACTGGATAAGCGTTCCTTCTGCGTTGCCGGGGATGTCACCGTGAATAATGAACACGCCTTTAACATCTGCCACGCAACCATGCTCCATCGATACAAACGCATGGCCGTTACACGCCTGAATGTGCGTGCCGGTAATGTTGACGCCCTGAAGGTAGCAGCGTTCTTCGCTCTGGTCAGCCACGCAGCACAGCGCGGCTCGAAGGAAGTCGGTATGGATGAACATTAGATACCCTCCCAGTTAAGTACTTGGAAAATATTCAGCTTCGGGTGAAGCCAGCGGGTACCTTTCTTTTCTGCCTCAGACATAACCCGACGAAGAGCTGAAATGAAAGGCTCATACTTCACAATGCCACGGGTACCCAGAACTCCATCGGGAGTGAGGAATTTATGGGTGTCTGTTGGCACCCCGTATGCAGCAGCCAGTGTTTTGCATTTAAGCGGACTCATGCCAAACCGGGCTTTGAGGTCTGAATAGCCAATCCACCCAGGAGGGAGGGAGCCACGCTTAATATTTTCGACAGTCTCAGCAACTTCATCCACCTTGCTTTCCACCGTATTAAGACGGCGCTCCTGCTCGACATTAGCCAGTGCCATAGCAGCAATGATCTCGTTTTGGGTTTTTGGTGCCTGCGTAAGCGTCACATTTAAACCGTCTGTGCAGCGGGCTCCGGTTCCGGGAAAATAGTGTCCATCATTTTTTAATGGACACTATCGCGTGAAACACCGGACATGGCTCCTTGAGGCGCTTCGCCTCCATTTTGATGAAAAGCTGCCGCGTATTGAGGCCGGGCGCAGGCTGGGTATCCCCAAAACCACGGCCTGCGATCTCTTTGTTCGCTTCAGGAAGGCCGGTCTCTCCTGGCCTTTGCCGCCACGAATCAACGCCAAAATTCTGGATAAGCGCCTTTACCAACAGGCATCCCGAAAATCGTCCGTTCTTCCCGTCGTCCCTGCTCCCTGTGAAATCCCTGTCGCCCGCAAACGACCACGACGCCCCAACTTCCCCCGCGACTTCAAAATCGCCATGGTGGAGCAGTCGATGCAGCCCGGCGTCAGCGTGGCACAGCTTGCCCGCGAAAATAACATTAACGATAATCTCCTGTTCAACTGGCGGCGACTTTATCAGCAGGGGCTGCTGGCTGCGCGGACAGATGCGCCGGTCATGTTGCCCGTGACGCTCGCTGCTGAATCAGGCCCCGGACAGCCTCATCCACCGTCCGTTCAGAGCGACGATGCCCCCTGCTGTGAGCTGGTTCTGCCCGCCGGCACGCTTCGTATCAGCGGAAAGCTGACGCCAGAGCTGCTTCAGATGCTTATCCGGGAAATGCAGGGGAGTTCGCGGTGATATCACTTCCTGCAGGTTCCCGCATCTGGCTGGTTGCCGGCATCACCGACATGCGCAACGGCTTCAATGGTCTGGCTTCCAGGGTGCAGAATACGTTACGGGATGACCCGTTCAGCGGGCATCTGTTCATCTTCCGCGGCCGGCGCGGCGACATGATAAAGGTACTGTGGGCCGACCGGGACGGCCTGTGCATGTTTACCAAAAGGCTGGAACGTGGCCGCTTCGTCTGGCCGGTGACCCGTGACGGCAAAATCCACCTGACGCCTGCGCAGCTGTCCATGCTGCTGGAAGGCATTAACTGGAAGCATCCCCAGCGGACGGAACGCCCTGGAATACGCATATAACCTGCTGTAAAGTGGGGTTATGGATACCTCATACCCTGATGAAAACGCCCGGCTCAGGGCGCTGCTGCAGGAGCAGCAAACGACCATCCGCAAAATGGCGGAATATAACCGTCTGCTCTCGCAGCGGGTGGCGGCGTACGCCAGCGAAATCAACCGCCTGAAGGCGCTGGTTGCTAAGCTGCAACGTATACAGTTCGGCAAAAGCTCCGAAAAGCTGCGTGAGAAAACGGCCCGCCAGGTGCGCGAGGCAGAGGAGCGCATCAGCGCCCTGCAGGAGGAGATGGCTGAGGTGCTGGGCGAGCAGCATGACCCGGCACTCCCGCAGCTGCTGCGCCAGTCTTCCGCCCGCAAACCGCTGCCGGCCTCACTTCCCCGCGAAACCCTCACGCTGTCGCCGGCAGAAACCACCTGTCCGGCATGCGGCGGCGAACTCAACGCGCTGGGCTGCGACGTATCGGAGCAGCTGGAGCTTATCAGCAGCGCCTTTAAGGTTATCGAAACGCAGCGGCCGAAGCTGGCCTGCTGCAGCTGTGACCACATCGTTCAGGCTTCCATGCCGTCAAAACCCATCGAACGCAGCTATGCGGGCCCCGGCCTGCTGGCGCGCATCGTCACGGCGAAGTTCGCAGAGCACACGCCTCACTATCGTCAGTCAGAGATATACCATCGTCAGGGCGTGGAGCTGAGTCGCGCCACGCTGGGTCGCTGGTCCGGCGCGGTGAGCGAACTGCTGGAGCCGCTGTACGGCCTGCTGCGCCAGTACGTGCTGATGCCGGGCAAGGTGCACACCGACGATATCCCTGTGCCGGTACAGGAGCCGGGCAGCGGTAAAACGCGCACGGCCCGGCTGTGGGTATACGTGCGGGACGACCGCAACGCGGGCTCACAGCTTCGACCGGCGGTCTGGTTCGCGTACTCGCCGGACCGGAAAGGCGTACATCCACAGCGGCACCTTGCGGGGTACAGCGGTATCCTGCAGGCGGACGCTTACGGTGGTTATAATGCGCTGTACGAAGATGGCCGCATAACCGAAGCAGCCTGCATGGCGCACGCCCGGCGAAAAATCCACGACGTGCATGCCCGGACACCGACCGACATCACAACCGAAGCGCTGAAGCGTATCGGAAAGCTGTATGCCATCGAGGCTGAGATACGCGGCAGCCCGGCAGACGAGCGGCTGGCGGTACGTAAAGAGCAGACTATCCCGTTAATGCAGTCACTGTACGACTGGATACAGGTTCAGATGAAGGTACTGTCGCGCCACTCGGACACGGCGAAGGCGTTCGCCTATCTACTGAAGCAGTGGGACGCGTTAAACCTGTACTGCAGCAATGGCTGGGCGGAGATCGACAACAATATCGCGGAGAACGCGCTGCGTGGCGTAGCCCTGGGCCGGAAAAACTGGCTGTTCGCCGGTTCAGATACAGGCGGAGAACGTGCGGCGATCCTCTACTCTCTGATCGTCACCTGCCGGCTTAACGGCGTTGACCCCGAGACGTGGTTGCGTTACGTCATCGGTCATATACAGGACTGGCCGGTGAACCGGGTCCGCGATCTGCTGCCATGGAAGGTCGAGCTTCCCTCTGCCTGAACGTCAATACGGTCTGAATGCGACGCTTACGTGCCTGCTGCTGACGGAAATAAGAGCTAACGAGCTCACGCTGAACCTGCCAGGACAACGGATCATTGAATGGCTTAGTCAGCATCAGATAGCCGGTTTCGAAAAGAATGATTCCTTTGGGGGTTCGTGGGGCAAATACATCAGAAATTGACTCCGTACGTATTACGTCCGCAGTCAGTTCAAGGAAATCCACTCCCGCGATAAAGTGCTCACGATTGCGGTTGAAAGCAGATCGCGCCGTCCCTTCGGGGCGATTATGTACTTCATCAACCATTGCCAGTGTTACTACGCGCTGCCCCTGATAATTGACAGCAGGAAGTTGTTTGTTATTGATAGTTACTGTTTGCATGTCTATTCCTCAGTGCATAACCGGCGCGGCTGGCACGCCATTTTTGTTAAGTTCTTCGATAAAGCCGTCGTGCAGCATTTCGAAAGCCTCCTGCCCGAACTCTGAGAGCCTGAATCCGTAACCCGGGCGAGCAGTAAGCATGTTTTTGTACATATCCAGAGCAAGCAGCAGCCCTTGTTCGGCTCCGCACTTTTCAATAGCGATGCTTTCAACGTGATTAGCGAGGGCGAATCGTTCTGGCCCCGGGTAAATACCCATGCCACCATTAGTGCCGCGATATATAACGGCCCGATCTATACCGCCTTCGTCATTAGGCACATCAGCGGTGCCGTTCTTGTCTTTCTCCTGCCCGATGAAAACGGCAACAACCAGCCAGCGCCAAATGATGATTTCTCTGGCAACGCTCAGGCGGTACCAGCCGTTCTCGACGGCTTCCCAGAGACAGGCCAGAAGGCGAAGCCCCTTAACCGTGTTAGCGTCATGCTCACCATCGTTCAGGGCGCGGATGATGACCGAATAACCGGTGACCTTGCCGTTATCTAAAACCCCGTCTGGTGTTGCCTGTGCATTTTTCGCGTTATCCATTACTCGGGCCTCAATAAGGTTTCTGGCTGTAGAGTTCATCGCGCATAGCAACCCATGCGGCATGTTTCTTTTCCCACAGGGCAATATCGCGTTGCCGGGCCAGCAGCTTCATGACGCGGCGATGAGTGCGGTGATGCGCGTTCCAGTAACCCTCGGTCAGAGAGCCGCGCTGGTTTACGTAAACCCCTTCGTGCAGAACGCGCTGAGTGGGCTCATGGGTGGGAATGCCAGCTTTGTCGAATGTGCCGGTTACCATGAAATGCACCAGATTGTTGATTGCAGCGCTGCGGCTAAGAAAACGGCGGCGGCGTCCGTGACGTGTCACGACATAAACAGTGGAGTCGCACGCCTTGAGGTAGTTATCGATTAGTAGCTTGCTGGTGGCTGATTTCATTTTTTTCCGTCCTTACATTTTGAATACGTTTCATGTGTCATTAACTGCCAGTCTTTGCCGTTATTCCGCGACAGCAGACGCCAACGAGGATTAACAGCCAGGCTGAGGTAGCCGGTACTACGAATGCGGCAGGCGAATATCCGGCGCTTCCTGTACTGCGATAATTTCTTCGTTGCCTGAACGATTACCCATTCAGGCGCTTTAAAAGTTGTAAGGCTCATTTATCACCACTGCTGGCGAATGCTTCCTCTGCAACGTTTTCAATCAGCCCGCTCATGAATTCAACGCCGACAGAAGTTAAACGGTCTTTATTTGTATTAAGGCAGTTCTGATAATGACCCCTTATTTCGCCCTCGGCCTTGTCACGGGGATAATCTGCATAAACAGCCGTCTCAAAGAAATGAACCAGAGCGCCAATCAGCTTTGTCTCATTAATCTGTAACCTGACTGATTCACCATTTGATAATTTTACAGTGCAAAATTTATGACCATTTTTCATCAGCATTGAATTGATGGTCGTAGCGACTAAACAATTGCGGTTGTTCTCAAGGATGCTGGTCATTGAGCGTCCTCTTTTTCAAAACCCGCCATGCAGAAGTTAGTAAGCTCACAGCTTAAGTTAAGGCTCAGGCCCGTTAAAATATCCTTTTCATGCTCAGTCAGGTCATATGAATACATAACCTGAATTAAGACATTCAGTTGTTGCGATACGTTTTTTGCTTCTTCGAAAGTATCAATGCCGGACATGTTAATCTCCCGCCTTTTCGTCAAGGTCAATTAGAGTCTGAGAAACGTCACCCGATAAATGGAAAGCAAGTGAAATTAATGAGGCCAAAATGGTTTCTTCATACTTAGCGCCATCCTTGTCAATCACCGCCAATAATGCACAAAGTTGATCGGCTTTTTGGTTGGCTCTTGAAATTGCGAGTTTACTTGCCATTTATTTTTAACTCCGATTCGATGTGAGCTAAATCATTCATAATTTTTGAGCTGAGGTCATAAGCAAGACCGACCAGTTCATCATCGGCTTGGCAACCTTGCGTGCCATTTTCAAATATCGTTTCAAGTAGAGCGAAAAGCTGCTTGGCACGCGATGCAGCACTTAAAACGCCCGACATATCTAATGCGGCTTGTTTCATCACTTCACTCCATAAGCAGCGCGGAGAAACAGGTTTGCAATAACGTCATGGCCTGATTTGTGAAGCAGAATAGCGCGAAGATACTGCTGATTAGTTCGAATGCTTTTCACTGTCATTTTCACTTTTACTGACCTTATCTAAAGCATTTTGAAGGTTCTCAAAAGCAGTCATGCCTGAATGAGTGGCAACGCCAATGACTGCAACGATATCTGACGCATCTTTCGAACCGTCATAATTACGATATGCAAACTCAAGCGCAGAAAATGCATCGCAAATTTGCACCATTCTCCGCCCAATTTCCTTTGATAGTTCTTTATTCATTCCCCGCACTCCTGATTTTGGTTGCACGAACCCCGCGCCGTTGGGCGTGAAATTGAGTTTTTTTATATTTAGTTAGATGCTGTTATTTAATTGACTAACAAATAAATTTGCTTTTTCTTTTGTTTTATCAAGAGAACGAATCAAACATGCAATCGTGCAATCGGTTTCGTGATGTTCATTGCTGTTGTTATAAATTAATTCAAGGAGTGCAATGCTTTCGATTATTTCAGCGCTTAACGCTTCAATCATTTCTGTAGGGGATTTGGTTGTGATATTTTCCATCTCATGGGCCTCGTTGTTTGCCGATGGAGTAATTAAAAACTATGGTTGTTGATATGTCAACGAATTTGGTTGTTATTTCTGTGAATGCTATGGTTGTTTTGTTTATGTGTTTGATATTTATTGGTTTATTTGGTTTTTCACATTCTTTAGGCAAAAAAAACGCAGCGTTAGTATTCCGCTGCGTTTCGAAATTTTATAGCTATATCGTTACCAGATTACACTTGACCAAAACATGCGACCTATTATCTCAAGATCCTTCAGCTCTACCTCTTCAGGGGGGTGTCCTCCATCATTGAAACTTCTAATGCTTACGGTGTTTGGCCCTGTTCTGTATAGCCTTTTAAGGCGCTTCCAGCCCTCTTGGTTTATCGCATAAACCTTGCCATCGATAATTTTCTTATCGTTCGTATTTATCGCCACAGTTGAACCATTTGGAATGAATGGCTCCATACTATCGCCAGTGGCAGGAAAACAAAGCACACCTGAGCCATCTGAGTTCGCGCCCACTTGGCGCATCAAAGATTTTGAAAATCTCAGACTGTAGCCACTGTAATCGTCGTCGCCAACGCTTCCGTCACCACAGGCAAATTCAATATCCTTCAGGAAAGGAACTTCAACCTCGTCCTCTTCGAGTGGGGTACCACGGTCCCAAGAGTAAGCTCTCCCACCCCAACGCGATCCAGCAGCATCCTGCCCTAATTGTGGATTATTCCGAACGGCTTGCTCGCCAGTATCACCTACGCCATTCGCTAGCCAATCAGGGTTAACGTCAAGAACTCTAGCTATGTCTAACAATTTAGTAGTCTCTTTTGCTCTTCCCACCTCAATTTTTTGTATTGCTGCTTGAGATATACCGACCAATTCCCCCAATGCTTTCTGGGAGAGCCCTCGCTTACTTCTGGCTAAACGAAGCCGTTCTGAGAGTGTGCTTTTCATGTGTTGATAGTACAACTCTGGTTGTGTATGAGCAAGCGAAAATAGTTATCGACATATGACAACTATAGTTTTATATTTCTACCATAATCTTAGGAGGTACCATGAACGAATTCATCGGAAAGGCAATAACTATCGTTGGCTCTCAAAGGAAACTTGCTTTGACATGCGGTTTAACCCAGCAAGCCGTTTATAAGTGGTTGCATAACAAGTCTAAAGTGTCACCGCAGTATGTCGAGTGCATTGTCAAGGCGACAAATGGCGCTGTGCAACCCCACGAATTACGCCCAGATCTACCAACACTCTTCCCCCACCCAACAGGCCCAGACCATGCAGCCTGATTACCTCTCAGTCGTCATGCCAGCCTTCTACGTGCAGGAAGACGGCAAGTGGATTCAGGAGCAGCTTAACGGGCTTCCTGCGTCGATGCGGCACAAGGTAGCAACGCAGTATGCCGAAGTCTATCAGGCTGCATTCGATGCAGAACCGACCCCATACCGCCAGCAGAACGCCGGACGCCGCGAGGCTAACACGCGCCTGCGCCTGTATGTGCAGCGTTATCAGAATGCGGCTATGGGGCTGACCGAAAAACCCGCCTTGGCCAGTAACCATGCCAAGCCGGTTGCCGCTGCACAGATCGGCGGCGATCAGCTTGCAGAGGGGTGGTGGTGAGAACGGAACAGAAAGCGGCTCAGATTTGGGCCTGTGCTACTGGCAAAGGTGCTTTTTCTCCGATCTGCCAGAGATCACTTACTTAAGTACCCCCATATTTTTTTTGGACAAATGATAATGAATATCAACAACGAGAAAGCCCAAAAAGTAATCGATAAGCACCGGAAATTGGTCGCATGGAAACCGGCACGCGTTGTTGCAGACTTGGTTAAAACTGGCATGGATCAGCAGCAGGCCGAAGTGCTTGTGAAATCCGTCACGCCTGCCCGCAAAGAAACCAAGGCGCACAAGCCCCACAACAGCCATGCAAAGCCGGTCAACATGGAAGACCTGAGCACGCATTACATCGTTGTTGGCGATTACGACATGCTCAGCCTGCGCCATCAGGACGCGCTGATCGCCGCTGTCCGCTGCGCTAACGGCAAGTCTGGCCGCCACGATGGCGCAACCGCCGTGAAGCTGTTTGGTTTAGTCAAGGCGTACCCGATTATCACCACGGCTGAGGTTAACAAACACCTTAACCGTGATGCGTTTCTCGACAGCATTCCGCTGTATATCGACGGCGTGGAGATCCCCGGCGAACCCATGCCGTCCGCTGACAATGACTACGTGAAAGAACTTTTTCGGGCCGTTAAGCAGCTTCGCAAAATTGCGGATGGCCTTGAGGCGTCAGGTGAGATTGAGTTTAAGAAGTATCTGGAGCGCGTACCGAACGAGGAAGACGTGAAGCGTGCCGTGGGGATTGTGGCACCGAAAATTACCAATCCCCATTTTCACACCATCGACTATGAGCGTGACTATCGCATGATGCCGCACCCGGCACACCGCGAGGACAGCAAGCGGATCATCGAGGAATGGAAAGAACAGCTTTTAAACGGAGGACGCAGCAAGCCGGACGGGAAAACTTTGCAGGGTAGTACCGAACCGGCTGCTGCTGGTAATCAGAATTACGAGGCCGACCACCATGAGTGATTATTACACACTTGAATCAGTTGCGGAACAGGTTTCCTGTAAAGAGGGCGATCATACGGTGTTCATGCGGAGGACTGCTCATGCTTAATCTCAAGCCTAAACTCAAACAGGTTACAGCCTTGCAGATGTTGCGTCAGGACTGGAATGATTATCGCACTTTCCTACTGTATGCCCCTGTCGGATATGGGAAAACATTCATATCAGCATTCCTTGCTGATCGTGCACTTGCCAGCGGTAAGCGCACAATGTTTGTAGCGCCTTACCTGACGCTTGTACACCAGACGGCGGCGCGTTTCGTTCAGTACGGCATCCCCGAAGACCAGATCAGCTACGTCTGGCGCGACTACAAGCCGCATGACCCGGATCGCCTGATTCAGATTGCTTCGGCAGATACGCTGATTCGCCGTGAATTCCCGGACAATATCGACCTGCTGATCGTGGACGAGGCCCACATGAAACGCCGCGCCCTGCTTGAGGTTATCCGCGACAGCGACATTCGGGTGATCGGTCTGTCAGGTACGCCGTTCTCGTCATGGATGGGCCAGTATTACGAGCGCCTCATTAAGCCAACCACGATGAAAGAGCTTATCGGCATTGGTGATTTGAGTCCGTATGAGTTTTACGCACCCACAAACCCGGATCTGAATGGCGTGAAAATGTCCGCGAAGGGCGGCTTCGGCAAGGACTACAACGAGGAGCAGCTAGCGGAGATTATGGGCGACTCAGCGCTGGTGGGCGATATCGTCAGTAACTGGCTGCAGCATGGTGAAAACCGCCCGACAGTATGCTTCTGCGTCAATCAGTCGCATGCGGGATTCATCACGACAGAGTTTAACCGTGCTGGCGTTTCCGCAGAAATCATCATCGACGCCACGCCGTCCGATGAGCGCCGCATGATCATCCACCGCTTCGAACAGGGTGCCACGAAAGTGATCGTCAACGTGGGCGTGCTGACGGCGGGTTTTGACAGCGATGTGCGCTGTATTATTTATGCCCGCCCGACCAAATCAGAAATGCGCTGGATACAGTGTCTGGGGCGCGGACTGCGCACAGCCCCCGGTAAAGAACACTGCCTGATATTCGATCACAGCGGCAGCATTCACCGCCTGGGCTACCCGGACGATATCGAGTACGACACGCTGCCTGGCAAAAATGACGGCATGAAGGCCGCAGCCGGTTACAGCGAAAGTGAAAAGGCAGAGAAGAAACCCAAAGAGTGCTCACAGTGCCACTTCATGAAGCCCGCTGGCGTTTATGTCTGCCCGAAATGCGGCTTCAAACCCGTTGGCGGTGAGAACGTCGAAACGGACACATCTCGCAGGCTGCACAAACTGACAGGCAAAAAGCGCATTTACACCCGCAGCGACAAGCAGGTGTGGTGGAGCCAGATTAAGGGCTATCAGCGGTTCAGGGCAATGAGCGGGAAGAAGCCCGTATCAGACGGATGGTGCGCCCATACCTTCCGGGAGAAGTTTGGAGAATGGCCTAACGGGCTGTCTGATTACCCGATGGAAACCGGGCCGGAGGTTGCCGGGTATATCAAGGCGAAATTTATCGCATTCAGCAAGTCGCGGGGTGCCGCCTGATGAATACCAGAGACGCAGTGATCGGGCGCTGGCCGGAAGTGTTTAAGGCATTTGGGATGCCACCCGTAACCGGGCTGAAGCACTGGGCGAAGGAATGTCCGGTCTGCAACCGAAAGGGCAAATTCCGCATCGATGACAAAGAGGGCCGGGGTACGTGGATTTGCAGTTGCGGCAGCGGTGACGGCTGGAAGCTGCTTGAACTGACGCAGCAGAAGACCATCGGCGAACTGTTTGCAGAGGTGGATCAGATTATCGGCAACGTCTGGCAGCGTGACGCCAGCGCACCGCAGCGACAAAAGCAGCCTGCTCCGGTGGATCAGGTGCGTGATGCCGTTCTGCGCAAGTTCTCAGGGATGCAGGGGCTGCGAGACACGCCAGCACAGGATTATCTCAGCAGCAGGGGGATATTCACGCTGCCCACACCGGACGCAGCCAGATACTGTACGAGTCAGCCTCTGCACGCTGGCGGCACGTTTCAGGCGATATGGTCACTGGCAACCGACAGCAAAATGAACCTGTGCTATCTCCACCGCACGCTACTGGACGGTGACAAAAAGGCATCAGTCGATATGGCGAAAAAGCAGAAAAAGCTACAGGACGATAACTATCTGGAATATGCCACCTCAGTTGCTATCCGGCTTTTCCCGGTAGCGTCCACGCTGGGTATCGCAGAGGGGATCGAAACGGCCCTGTCGTGCAAACAGCTTTATGGCGTCAATACCTGGTCAGTCATCAACGCAAACTTCATGGAGAAGTTTCTCGCGCCGGCAGGGGTAACTCACCTGATTATTTTTACCGACATGGACAGGCACACGGCAACAGGGCACGCAAAGGCGTTCGAGTGCGCACATAAAAACTTACTGGCTAAAAACGATGTTGAAAAAGTTACAGTTCGCTGGTGTGACGGCGGCGATTTCAACGATTTGATTATGAACGGCGATCAGGTTCGGGAACTCACATTTAACAAAAAGGCGGCAGCATAATGCGTGATATTCAGATGGTTTTATCTCGTTGGGGCGCTTGGGCAGCGAGTGGTGAAAGTAATATCGGCTATCCGCGCACGGCTGCCGGACTTTCAAGGCTGCTTCCTGCCAGTCGTCAGGGGCGGGTATCTTGCTGCGATGATGACGGAATGTTTATCAACGAGGCTATGATTCGCCTGAGCAAGCACGATGAATATCTCTGTGCGCTGCTGGAATGGCATTACATCGAGAATTTGCCGCTCCGTGCAATGGCGACAAAGCTGGGTATTTCACATAACCAGGTATCGGTAAGAATTCAGGCGGCCGAAAGCTTTATTCAAGGCTCACTTTGCACGCTGGATATCAGGCTGGAAATGGACAGGGAATGTCGCAAAGAAAATATTTTGCCGCCTAAGCTGAAAAGAGTTGTGTAATTACAAAACCCAACTTATTCTGCTATGAGTTGACACAACGCACTGACACATAACATTCAAGACCTCGCTTCGGCGGGGTTTTTTTGTGCCTGTAATTCATGGTGAGAAGCACAGCGGTTGTGCGTTCGGCTGTTAATCGATTGGTCGCAGGTTCGAATCCTGCCTTGCCCGCCAAAAATGCAAACTTAGCTGAGAAGAATTAGCGCTTGCCTGAAGAGCTTGAGAGGGTGGATCGTTACCATCAGTTTGCACCAAATTCGCTCTGGGCAGATATGCCAGGCAGTTAATCGCAGTAGCGTCAGAGCAACTATTTACAAAGGGCCGCTACAGAGCGGCCTTTTTTCATTTCCACAGCAAGCCGCCATCATTCCGGTGGCGGGAATAAAGTATGTCCTCACAAGACCCTGGCTTCTGGGCCAGAGTTTTACTCTGGCTATACAGTCACAAGACCGAATGGGGATATGCCGGGGTAGCAGGCATGTTTTCACTATTACGCAGTGCCTATGCAAAAAGCCCGTGGAGCAAACGGGTTCTCGACGCTGTTTCCTGTAGTGCGCTGGCCTTTTTCGCAGCGCCAACACTTCAGGTAGTCGGCGCTCTCTTCAACTGGAACATACCCGATGCTGCCGCACAGGTTTTCGCGGTTTACATCGGGTATGTCGGCAATGACTACATCAGCGCCAGACTGCGCGGGTGGATAGACAGAAAATCAGGGGAAACCAATGAAGGTCAGTAATAACGGGATCAACCTCATCAAGCGCTTCGAAGGTCTGGAAATTGAGGCATACCGCGACAGCGTAAACATTCCTACCATCGGCTACGGTCACACCCGCGGCGTAAAGATGGGCGATGTCATTACCGGCGAACAGGCCGATGCATTTCTTCGTGAAGATTTGCAGGTTGCAGAGCTGACCATTAACACCAACGTCAAGGTGAAGCTGACACAGAACCAGTTCGACGCGCTGACGTCATTTGTGTTCAACCTTGGCTCCGGCAACTTCGTTAAATCCACATTGCTCAAAAAGCTCAATCTGGGCGACTACGCAGGTGCAGCCGATGAGTTTGGCAGGTGGGTTAACGCTGGTGGCAAGCAACTGGCTGGCCTTGTTAAGCGCCGTGCCGCAGAGCGAGAGGTATTTCTCTCATGAATCCATTGGCAATCATCAAAAACTTTGCGCCGGTAATCGTCATAGGGCTGATATGCGTAGCCTTATGGGGTTTGAATGCCCGCAACTCGCAGTTATCAGCAACCAATGAACGGCTTGAAAAGCTGGCTAACAGCAAAGACGGCCAGATCAACGACCTCCGCTCCAAGAATGACGGTCTGGCTGCCAGCGTCAATGACCTGGTTAATGCCGTAAAAGAGCAAAACGAAGTCATGGGTCAGGTCGCAAAACAACGCGCCGCAACAGCAGAGCAGAACCGGAAACTACAAGATGAAATCAAGCAATACCTTGCAGCGGATAAAAACGCTGCCGCGCCTGTTCCTGCTGATGCTGTTAACCGGTTGCGGAGTGCAGCAAAGGCCGCAGGTGGAGTACAGGACAATCAGCCAGCCACGTCTAAATCTGCCAGCGGAACTGACAAGCCCCATTAGTGTACCTCTGCCGCCCGATAATATGACCTACGGCAACAGCGTTGGCCTCAACATTGAACTCTATGGCGTTATTGAGCAGTGCAACACAGACCGCGCCGCAATCCGAAAAATCGAATCAGGGAATAAGCAATGAACGAACAAGCCAATAAAATACTGGCCGACTTATTACAAAAGGCCAGCAACGGTATTGATGCCGCTGTGTCATTCAGCCAGGCGCAAATCCCGGATGTGATTCATCAGTTGCTGGTCTGGAACTTCACATTCAGTCTGATTACCACTGTTGTGGCCGCGCTGACAATTCCTCTTTTGGTCTGGTTTTTGCGCTCTCAGTTATCGCGCAAACAGACAGGTACGATAGCCCGTGGCGAAAGTTATTCCTGGGGTGAGGGCAAACCTAAGTACCGCCCTACACTCATGTGGGATAGCAAAGGTGAACTTTCTCCAGGCGCAATGCTTTTTGGTTTCATAGTCCCTGTATGGGTGCTTTGCATAGCCGATAGAGTTCTGGACCTGACCTGGCTGAAAATCTGGGTAGCCCCAAAGCTCTACCTCATCGAATACGCAGCCCACTTAATGAAGTGATCACCACAAGGCGCATTCCAGCAGTGCGCCTTTTTATTTTGTTCTGAAAAATGCATTCACTGAGTTCACTTTTCAGCATAAACACGATGAATCATCGGATGGTGGTCTCGCCAATACCGAGCATCTATCGCACCCAGCCAGCAGGATATTCTAAATGAGCACTCAAGAAGACAGTTTTGACGGCGGCAGGTTACCGTTTGGTGGCTTCCCTTTTCCGAAGAGGAAGATTGGTATAACCATTTCTGGTCTTGAGGAATGGAAGGAAGGGATTGTCAGAGGCACTGCTGTTCAGGTGGATATCCTTCAGAAGGGCGAAAAAATTCACAGCGAAGTGTTCTCGGGCAAATCATCAGGTCAGTTTACCCGACAGGTAGTTATTAACGCTTCTTCCGTTGATCTGGTTGCAGTGCACAACCGACCAGACCTGCCAAACCTGAAGGTCTCTGTAGATTTCATTGCTGAGCGGAACCCTTTCACTATCAAAAACGGCGTAGTCTTCATCAGTGAAGCCCTCAACACCAGACAAATGTGTGTCGGAGTAAAAAAAGCTCAGGACAAGGCTGATAAAGCGCTGGATGAATTGTTTGCAAATGAAGATAAGCCTTTTATTAATGACTTACTGGAAGGCTTGAGCAATGAGTTCAGCGAAGAAATATCAGGCGTAGTCCGGGAAGTGATCAGGAAGGAACTTCAGCCCGGCGGCTTACTCTTCAGGCGGTAGTCATGAATGTTCTTATTGATGGCATTGCTTATGCGCCAGTGACTGATCGGGCATCAAATATCGGTATTGCCATAACAACCCATAACCGCCATGACGTTTTGTCCCGTGCTCTCGATCACCACATCAGGTATCTGCCAGCCGGTGCGCTGGTGGTTGTGATTGATGACGGCTCAACCCTTCCGGTGACTGTTCCGGCTGGAGTAAAACTAATTCGTCGTGACGTGTCACGCGGCATAGTGTCATCAAAGAACGCCAGCTTACTGACGCTGATTGATGCAGGCTGTGAACATCTTTTCCTTTGGGATGATGACGCATGGCCTGTAGCTGGTGGATGGGAGCAGCCTTACATCGACTCACCCGAACCGCACTTGGCCTATCAGTTTCAGGACTTCGCTACAGGCCAGAAGTTAAACGACATAGCCGTGTTGTACCGTGACGATAGGCACGTAGCCTACACAGGCCAGCGCGGCGTGATGCTGTACTACCATCGCAGCGTGATTGAAAAGGTGGGTGGGTTTGACCCCATCTATCAGCGCGGCATGTACGAGCACTCAGATTTAGCGTTACGCATTCACAATGCCGGGCTCACGTCATGGGCGTTCGCTGATGTCGTAGGTTCGGAAAAGTTAATTTACTCGCTTGATGAGCATCAGGCTGTTGAACGTTCTGTACCGAAGCCAGACCGTGAAGCGCAGGTTAAGCGCAATGTGACAATTCACAACGAGCGCCGTAACAGTGGTTATACCGGGTATGCAGAGTACCGCGACAGGCACAATGTGGTTATCACCACGTTACTGACAAGTCAGCCTGACCCTCAGCGCGGCGCGAAGATAACCGCATCACCTGACCTGCTGGCTAAGTGGGCATCCTCGCTCAGTGGTTGTGGCCGCATCGTCCTGGCTGATGAGCTGGACATTGCTCCGGCAGATACCGAGTTATTTCGTGTGCCCGATGTGAAGATGAATGTCTACTTCCGGCGCTGGCTGCATATCTGGCAGCACTTACGCGATCACCCTGAATATCACTTTGTCTGGTGTACCGATGGCACTGATGTAGAAATGCTTCAGGAACCATGGCAGGAAATGGAGCAGGGCAAGATTTACGTTGGCTCTGAACCCAAGACTTATGCCGACAACTGGGCTAAGCAGAATCATCCCGAAGCTATCTGTCAGGCATTCATTGATGAGCATCGCAATGATGTGATGTTAAACGCTGGCCTGCTGGGTGGCACCCGCGATGATGTGATGGCAATAGCACATGGCATTGTCCGGCTGTATTACCACATCGAATCATTGCGGTTCTGGGGCAAAGAGCCTTCAGCATCGTCCGTTGGCGACATGATCGCTTTCGGTATAGTCGCTCATCGTTACCGCGACCGGCTGGTAACAGGCCCACGCGTCCACACAGTTTTCAAATCTGACGGCATCGGTAAGGAGTTCGCTTTCTGGCGCCATAAATAAGGAGCAGGTTATGGATTCGAGCACAATTATTTCCATAATCGCCCTCGCGATAAGCTGCCTTTCTCTGGGTATCACTATCGGGAGATATCTCGGTGATTAAGTTTGCCATAGTGGCGCATCACTCACGATTAGAAGCAGTGATGAACCTGAAGCACGTGCTTAATGCGCACTTCCTGCTTGATGATAAAGATGGTGGTGCCAATGCCAATCACCGCCGCGCCATTGAGTGGGCCAGTCAGCAGGATTGCCGTGTAGTGATACTGGAAGACGATGCGCTGTTAGTTGATGGCTTCACCGAAAAGGTAACAGCCTGGCTTGACCGGTTCCCTGATGATTTGCTGTCTTTCTATTTAGGCACCGGCAGGCCACCACAGTATCAGCTTGAAGTGGCAACAAAGCTTATCGACAGCGACCAGTGCCAGACTGACTACATCACCATGAGCAGGCTGATTCACGGCGTCTGTTACAGCATACCGCAGCATCGCATCGGTGATGTGCTGACCAGATGGGACAGCGCAAAGCCAGCTGACTACGCGTTTGGTGATGCCTATGGCGGTGATGTTATCTATCCCTGCTACTCACTGGTTGACCATGCAGACTCTACAACAGTAGAGCGGCACCCCGACAACGAGCAACGCACAGAACGCCGCAGGGCGTGGAGGCTTGCATGAGTAAAGAGCCGCGCGTGTACGGATCACGGTGGGATAAAGCGCGACTCAGGTTTCTTCAGCATAACCCACTGTGTGTTATGTGTGAGCAGCAGGGGCGCGTATCACCCGCCTCAGTCGTTGACCATATCGAGCCGCACAAGCTCAAGGACGCAATCAAGTCAGGCAACCGCGATGCAATAGCCAAAGCACAAAAGCTTTTCTGGGATACCGCCAACTGGCAGCCACTGTGCAAGCAGCATCATGATTCAACCAAACAGAGAATGGAGAAGAGCGGTACGATTATTGGCTGTCATGCCAACGGCTATCCTCTGGACCCCGCGTCTCACTGGAGTAAGTAATGAAAGACCTGAAGATTGAATATCGTGATGGAAATTTTGTTCATGTGGTAGTCGATGGTGTTGAGATGAACCATATCACCGCGATCCAGTTCTCACACGAAGTGGGTGAGACCTTGCCAACCCTCTCGCTATCCGGCCACATAATGAGCGGACCCAATAAGTCAGGCAAAGAGCTTGAGCAGGTAAATAAGTAACCAAGAGAAACCATTTCATCTGCAACCATCGCAAATGAGAACGAATCTCATCAAGGCAAGGGGGGGGAGGTCAAAACTTCAAAATGAAGGCCCCAAATGACCGCCGCCTAACCTCCAATTTAACGCTAACCCGATTTTTTCAGTTTTAAGGGTGTTTACAAATGGCACAAAAAAGAACGCGCTCCGACAGTTCGGCGGCTGCCGTTCAGACCATGCAAAATGCGACAGTGGACACCATCCAGCCCCCGTCGCATGCGGGCCTGGAAAAAAAAGCCGAACCATTCTGGCATGACAATATTAGATCAAAGTCTCTGGACAGTTGGACTCCTGCTGATCTGCTGGCGGCTGTGGAACTGGCAAATAATCAGCTTTATATCACCGTTTTACGCAAAGATTTGCGCAAAGAAGAGCGTATACGTGGCGAGGAACGCAATGAAGCGCTGATTAAGGACCTGCGAAAGCAGATCGTTGAATTACAGCGAACCATTCTTGCACAGCGCCGCGACTTGCAGATTCATTCTCACGCGACCAACGGCGAAAGCCGTGACCAGCAGAAGCGCAATCAGAACGAGCGGGATGCCCGCAAAACTACCAAAGAGCACGAGGACGATGACGATAATCTGATCGCCTTCCCGACATACGGATAATCACATGACGCGTGGCGAAAAGGTCATCCGCTTTATTGAAAAGTTCTGCATCGTCCCAGAAGGCGAACTGATGGGCCAGCCGATGCGACTGGACGATTTTCAGAAGCGTTTTTTACTTGAAATTTATGATAATCCAGCCGGCACGGACAAAGCATATCTCAGCATTGCGCGTAAAAACGGGAAAACAGGGCTGATAGCCGCCGTATTGCTGGCGCACCTTGTCGGTCCCGAGTCTGTGCAGAACAGTCAGATAGTCAGCGGCGCAATGAGTCTTGAGCAGGCTGGCATAGTATTCAGCCTGGCAGTGAAAATGATCAACTTCAGCCCTGAGTTGCAGAAGATCATTCATATTATCCCGAGCGGCAAGCGCCTCATTGGTAAGCCCATGAATGTTGAGTACAAGGCGCTGTCTGCTGAGGGGAAAACCACGCACGGGCTTTCACCTGTTCTGGCTATCCTGGATGAGGTGGGTCAGGTTACCGGCCCCCAGAGCGACTTTATTGACGCCATCGTTACCGCTCAGGGTGCGCATAAAAGCCCTTTACTGATTGCGATCAGCACGCAGGCTGCCAATGACGGTGACCTGCTCAGTATCTGGCTGGACGATGCCAAAAATTCGAAAGACCCGCACATTGTTTCGCACGTCTATGCGGCCGCTAAAGACGCCGATATCAGCAGTCCCGAAACGTGGCGGTCTGCCAATCCGGCAATGGGTGTTTTCCGTTCGCTGAAAGACATGGAGCGTCTTGCTGAGCAGGCAGGGCGTATGCCCAGCTTTGAGAACACCTTCCGCAACCTGAACTTAAACCAGCGAATCTCTACCGACTCGCCGTTTGTCTCCCGTAGCGTCTGGGAGGCGTGCATTGATGAAAGCATTCACCCTGGCATGATAGTTGGTGAGTGTTACGCGGGGCTTGACCTGTCGGAGCGCAACGATCTCACCGCGCTGGTGGTTGTCGGGCAGGACGCTGAACGTAACTGGCTGGTTTTCCCTTATTTCTGGACGCCCGGAAAAACTATTATCGACCGCTCAAAGCGGGATCGGGCACCTTATGACGTATGGGCCAGAGAAGACCGCATGTTCACCACGCCCGGCGCATCAGTTGAATACGATTTTGTTGTGGTGAAACTGCCCGAAATACTGGCCGATTTTGATATGACAGCGATTGCATTTGACCGCTGGCGCATTGAGATATTTAAAAAAGAGCTTGATCGCATCGGACTGACTCTACCGATGGTTCAGTTCGGGCAGGGTTACAAAGACATGGCACCCGCGATAGACACCCTTGAGGGTGCGCTACTGAACGGAAAGATAAGGCACGCCAATCATCCGGTGATGAACATGTGCGCGGCTAACGCAACTGTCATACGTGACGCAGCAGGTAACCGCAAGATTGATAAATCCAAAAAAACAGGCCGCATGGATGGCATGGTGGCGCTGGCTATGGCGCTGGGCGCGGCAAATGGTGAAGGCGCTGATCCACAGGGCGACTTTGACGACTTCTTAAACAGACCGCTGAGCATGTGATGGATGAACCCAAATATTCTATTGACCTGAGAACCAATAACGGACTCTGGGCGCGTCTACAGTCATGGTTTGTAGGCGGTCAACTTATCACGCCCGGGCAGGGATCGCAGGGTGGACCCGTATCAGCTTCCGGTCACCTCGGCAATTCAGCCGTGACCGATGAGCGTATTCTCCAGATTTCTACTGTCTGGCGCTGCGTGAGCCTGATTTCCACGCTGACCGCTTGCCTTCCGCTGGACGTTTTCGAAACTGACCGCAACGACAACCGCAGCAAGGTCGGCATGGATAATCCGCTGGCCCGCCTGCTGCGTTATGCGCCCAATCAGTACATGACCGCGCAGGAGTTTCGCGAGTCAATGACGATGCAGCTCTGCTTCTATGGCAATGCGTATGCGCTCATTGACCGAAACGGTGCAGGTGACCCGGTCAGCCTGCTACCGCTACAGTCGGCCAGCATGGACCCGCGCATGGTGGGTAAATCGCTGGTTTACCGCTACCAGAAAGACGGAAGCTATGCAGATTTCAGCCATTCAGAGATTTTACACCTCAAAGGATTCGGCTTTAACGGTCTGGTGGGCCTCTCACCCATCGCTTTTGCTTGCAAATCGGCAGGCGTGGCGGTGGCCATGGAGGATAACCAGCGTGACTTTTTCGCCAACGGTGCAAAATCACCCCAGATTCTTTACTCCGACAGGGTGCTGACCAAAGAACAGCGCGATCAGTTAGAGGGTAACTTCCGTGAAATTGCGGGTGGGCCGGTTGAAAAGCGCCTGTGGATACTGGAATCAAACCTCAAAAACTCGCCGATAGGGGTCACGCCGCAGGATGCTGAAATGATGGCATCGCGCAAGTTTCAGGTCAGCGAACTGGCCCGCTTTTTTGGCGTACCGCCGCACCTTGTCGGCGATGTGGAAAAATCGACGAGCTGGGGAACCGGCATTGAGCAGCAGAACCTCGGGTTTCTTCAGTACACGCTTCAGCCTTATATCTCCCGCTGGGAAAATGCTATTCAGCGCTGGCTTATCCGGCCCGATCAGGTCGGACGCTATCACGCTGAGCACAATCTTGACGGTCTTCTGCGCGGCGATTCGGCTTCCCGTGCTGCATTCATGAAGGCTATGGGTGAAGCGGGACTGCGCACGATCAACGAAATGCGGCGCACTGACAACATGCCGCCGTTACCTGGCGGCGATGTGGCCATGAGACAGGCGCAGTATGTGCCAATCACGGAATTAGTTACCAACAAAGAGCCCCGCACTGACGGGGCTTAATTTTTATGGGGGCCGTAATGGCTGAGATCGTAAAAACGCTGGCGTTTGAAGAAACCGAAATCAAGTTTTCCGGTGACGGAAAGCAGGGAATTTTTGAAGGCTACGCCTCCGTGTTCAACAACACGGACTCAGACGGCGACATTATCCTGCCCGGCGCATTCAAAAACGCCCTGGCAAACCAGAGCCGCAAGGTTGCCATGTTTTTTAATCATAAAACGTGGGATTTGCCGGTGGGCAAGTGGGACAGCCTGGCAGAAGACGATAAAGGGCTTTACGTGCGCGGCCAGCTTACGCCGGGACACAGCGGCGCGACAGACCTGAAGGCGGCGATGCAGCACGGCACCGTCGATGGCATGTCGGTTGGCTTTTCCGTCAACAAAGATGATTACTCGCTGGGTACCAGCGGGCGAATATTCAAAAACATTGCGGCGCTGCGAGAAATCAGCGTATGCACCTTTCCGGCCAACGAGCTTGCGGGCGTCTCTGCCATGAAGAGCGTGGACGGGATCGAAACCATCCGTGACGTTGAGAACTGGCTGAGGGATTCAGTCGGACTCAGCAAGTCACAGGCAGTCGGGTTAATCGCCCGGTTTAAGTCAGCAGTTCGGAGCGAGTCCGGGAGCGGCGAAAACGAAGCGCAAATTAACGCTCTGTTAGAGAGCATCAAATCTTTTCCCTCTAATTTAGGTAAATAACATGTCCGAACTCGTACAGATTCAGAAGGCCATCGAAGAGTCGCAGTCTAAAATGACCCAGCTTTTTGAGGCGCAGAAGTCCGAAATTGAAAGCACCGGTAAAGTGTCAAAGCAGCTTCAGGATGATCTTGGCAAGGTTCAGGAAGAACTGAGCAAATCGGGTGCCCGCCTGTTTGATCTGGAACAGAAGCTGGCAACCGGCGCACAGAGCCCCTCTCAGGAGAAATCATTCTCTGAACGCGCTGCTGAAGAGCTGAAGAAGTCCTGGAACGGCAGCAAAGGCGAGTTTCAGGCGCAGACTTTCAACAAGTCGCTGGGCAGCGATTCCGCATCGGCCGGCAGCCTGATCCAGCCAATGCAGGTGCCGGGCATCGTGACGCCGGGCCTGCGCCGTCTGGTAATCCGTGACCTGCTGGCGCAGGGGCGTATTTCCAGCAATTCTCTGGAATACGTGCGCGAAGAGAAGTTCACCAACTCTGCTGCATCGGTGAAAGAGAAGGCCATGAAGCCTGAATCCGACATCACCTTCAGCAAGCAGACGGCGAACGTCAAAACCATCGCCCACTGGGTGCAGGCCTCACGTCAGGTTATGGACGATGCGCCAATGCTTCAGTCCTACGTCAACAACCGCCTCATGTACGGGCTGGCGCTGGTGGAAGAGGGGCAACTGCTGAACGGTGACGGTCAGGAAGACAACCTGACGGGCATCAACACAGTGGCAACCGCCTACGACACCACACTGAATGCCCGCGGTGATACCCGTGCCGACATGATCGCTCACGCCATCTATCAGGTGACCGAGTCAGAGTTCAGCGCATCAGGCATCATCCTTAACCCGCGTGACTGGCACAACATTGCGCTGCTGAAAGATGGCGAAGGTCGCTATATCTTTGGCGGTCCGCAGGCGTTTACCAGCAACATCATGTGGGGTCTTCCGGTTGTTCCGACCCGTGCCCAGGTACAGGGTACATTCACGGTAGGCGGCTTCGATCTGGCGTCTCAGGTCTGGGACCGTATGGATGCGACCATTGAAATCAGCCGTGAAGACCGCGACAACTTTGTCAAAAACATGCTGACCATCCTGTGCGAAGAACGCCTGGCGCTGGCGCACTACCGCCCGACAGCCATCATCAAAGGCACCTTCGAATCTGGCTCATAACCGGGAGGGGCGGGGAAACCCGCCCTTGATGCCATGCCAATAAATGTTCTTGATGTGGTACCGATTACTGAGCTTCGCCAGCACATCGAGATGGATTCAGATGATCGTGACGCCGTATTAACCCGTTACGCTCAGGGCTCCCTCGACTACTGCATCCGATTTTGTGACGATCCTCGCTGGAAAACGGCCTCCGACCTTCCCTCACAGGTAGTGAACGCGATGCTGCTTTTTTTCTGTGACGCTTTCGAGCACAGAGGGGCGCAGACTGACGTTCAGCTCTACAGCAATGCCCGCGCAAATGACCTGCTGTTGCAGGTGAGAAACTTTCGCGGCGTTATCGACCCGCCCGACGAGAGGGGTAGCTGATGGAGCCAGGACGACTCAAACACCGTGTTACGGTGCAGAATGCTGTTCAGGTCAAACTCCCGTCCGGCCAGCGAAAGGATGAGTGGCACGCCGTTGCAACAGGCGTTCCCGCTGAGGTTAAAGGCATCAGCGGTCGTGAAATCGTCGCCTCTGGTGCCGAAAAAGCAGAGGCCGCCATTCGCGTGTGGATGCGATACCGTAACGACATCACCGCAGCTACCCGTCTCGTCTGTGAAACGGGTCCCTACCGTGGATATGTTCTGGACGTGATCGGGATACCCATTGCAGATAACCGTATGACGCGGTTAGAAATTCTCTGTAAGCAGGGGGTAAAGACATGA